ATAGACAAGGCGATACAAAAATTCATCGAGTATGACATGTATTATCCTGACTGTGACAGCCTTATTTCAGTATGTGAAGGGATACATCCTATCAAGTGTTATGATGAAGCAGGGACACCATTTTTAGACCAGGAACCCTATGACAAACATAAGCATAAATGCCTCGTAAGGAACGGGGCAATCTTTATTGCCAAAGTAGAGTTGATAAAACAAGGGCGGTTGATTGGCGACCGGCCTTTATTATTTGAAATGCCCAAAGGCAGAAGTTTCGATATTGATAATTATTCAGATTTAATTATTGTCGAAGCATTGTTAAAGGGGGGAGTGCATTGAGTTTGTTAATTACTGGAGCTGCAATAGCGTTGGTCAGTATTGGGGCAGGGTATTTTCTTTGTCTGTTCACTAATAAGTCCGTGACTGCCGAACCGCTTCCTGCCAAGAAAAACCCTTATGACAAATATATTGACCCTCTAACCGGATTATACAGAGTTCCTAGCAAGGCGGGTGGCGAGTAGATGGAAGAAAAAAGAGAGGACCCAAGGATACTTTTCCAGACCGAAGAACAATCGAAGATGGTTGACGATTTCCTTACTAAGATAACCCAGAACCGTGGGCACATGGGAACACTTTACACACGGATGGAGAAGGAACAGAAAGCCTATTCTGGGGATCAGGAGTTAAAAGACGGCGCGCCTAACTCCAGGGTGAATATTATCAATGCTAACGTAGAAGGTCAATTAACTGCATTGGTTGAGCAGAACTTATCCGTCATGTGCCGGGGGCAAGGCCCGAGCGACCAGAACTTCGCTAACTGGGCTAGGATTGGCCTTGATTGGACGCTGAGACAGAATCACATCAAGAAGATTCTGGACAGGCACGAACGGCGGAGACTGTTATTCGGGTGGGGTTGGAAAAAGGCATGGTTTGACCCTGACGCATTGAACGGATTCGGATTGGCAAGGGTTGAGACTCCCCCGTTAAATGCCATGTTCGTAGATATGAAAATCACTGATGTGATGAACCTCCATGAAGCTGACTATATCGCAGAGGTTATGCCGAAGTCTAAGACTTGGGCTGATAGTCAGGAGCAATATAAACATAGGGCCAAAAATATTTATTATGGTGGCACGGACAGGAGTACCATATTCTCCAAAGACAGGACGATGGATGATGAAGACATATTCTGGTTAGTTCAATTATGGACTAAGACAGATGGGATGTTAAGAAAGATAGAGTTCTCAGAAGATGGAGTATTCCTTTATGACTCCTTCGATGATGCCAAAGAACCTTATTACCGTTACAATCGTTATCCGTATTTCCTGACAAACCTTTATTACGAAGAAGGCGAATTGTACGGGTTCGGTGACGGCAAGCTTCTCAGACCGTTACAGGATATGCTGAACGATTTGTACGACCAGATACGCAGGCAGGCGAGGCCACCGCGTATCTTTTTTGACCCCAACTCTAACGTAGACTTAGACGGCATGGACGAAACAGACGAGCCTATCCCATGTGACGACCCTACCAGAAATATCTATGTGGCGGAGATAGGCCGGGTTAATCCGGGATTATGGCAGTTACTTCAGAATATCCACCAGGAGATTCAGAGGGTTACAAGGTATTCCGAATTAATGATGGGGCAGGGCAGTTCAGCCAAGACCGCTACCGAGTCGGCTATCCAGCAACAACAGGGGAATTCAGCCACCGACCACAAGAAACTGATGCTGCAGGATACCTTGGAAGATGTCTGTAAGTATGTCCTCGACCTGATGATAGAGAACTATGAAGGCGGGAAGATGTTCCGTATCGATGAGGATAAGAATGACTATGAGTGGATTGAATTTGAACAGTTAGACAAGGTTCCGCAGATGAAACCTGGCACAGATGCTTATGCGAGATCATATCTGGAAGCTAACCCGAACGCCAAGCCGGAAGATTATAAGTGGATGCAGGTGGAGAGCGGGGAAACAAAATCGGTCGAACTGGATATAGAAATTTCAATCGGCGCAGGGTTGCCGAAGAATAAAGCTTTCCTATATCAGATGGTAGAACAACTTGCACCGTTAGTCATTGAAGGTAAACCCGTTATAAGTTGGCCGGAAACCAGGAAGTTTATCAAAGATTTCCTCGGTATGCCGTTAGGTGACGATACTTTAGTAATGCCAGCACCAGTACCGGGACAACCGACACCAGGGACGATACCTAATGCAGACGCGACAGGATTGACCGCTGGCGGCGGGGTGCAAGCTGACCAGACATACAATGTTAATCCAGTGGGGGGAGTAATGTGAGAATAGCAGAATCCAATATACGATTTGGGCGCATGATGCAGGATATGACCCACTATAAACACGCCATACAGAACATAAGAAATACTTTAACAATCGAAAAAGGTTATGACGTATGGAAATTGCCTGTCTGTGAAAAATGCGAAGGGTATGCTTTATGGCATAATGACGGTGGGCAAAAGGTAGGCTCTTGTTTCAAGTGTGGACATACCACTAGAAATCCTATCACAGTGCAAGAGTATTACGAAAGAGGTTACGCCGTTGACCAGACTGGTTTAGGTCGAGACCAGCCGTTGATAGTAGACAGGGAAATCATCAACCCCAAAGATGTTGCCACTATCTATCGTGGCGATGTTAGGATGGATAACCCGGACAGAAAAATTATTATAGCGAGGTGAAATTATGCTTTACACATTTAACAGTTTGACTGTAGACGGAAGGACATATTCAGTTGAGGACGCTAAAGGAAACATTCTTCCTGCTAACAGGTGTGGAATAGACCCATGGGAGTATGGCGGTAAAATCAAGTATGTCGGCAAAACAGACACAGATATAATCCTTTTAATGTCAGACGTGAACACGGTTTTTGATACTGCGGTAATCGATAAATTTGACTGTCTCTCAATTGAGACTATCCAAAATATGTTAGACAGAAAGAAAATCAAGTATCACCATAAACTGGGCAAGGATAAGTTGATTAAATTATTAAACGGTGAGGAAATTACCGAAAAAGAAAAGGAGGCAAGCTAAATATGGTAGCAAAAAGTTTTTTACCGGGTTCAAGTCAGATGTCAGGCAAGATGAAAAAGTTAAAAGCAAAAGTTATAGCCAGAAAAGGTCCGATAACATCACTGAAATCCCCGGTATATACATCACCGAAGGCTGGGGTAATGAAATCACAACCTGTCTCAAAAATGCCGATGAAGCCCAAATTGGCCGTGGGTAATGGCAAGGCCAAAAAGGTTAAAATGCCTAAAGTTTACTAACCGCTTAATGGCGGTTTTTCTTATGCCCATACGGAGCTTATCTGTATATTGCGTCAGACAAGACGAGAAAAAATCCGGTTAAGCGCCGCAAAAACTTAATGCGTTGATTACGAAAACAATCATGGAAGGATTGATATTTGTGTTTGAACTGAAAATTAATCTCCAATTATTCGCCAAGGGACCGGAAGATGAAATCGAAGATGAAATCGAAGAAGAAGTTGAGGAAATTGAAGAAGAAACTGAAGAAGTTGAAGTTGAAGAAGTTGAGGAAGAAGAAGTTGAGGAAGAAGTCGAAGAAATTGAGGAAGAAGAACCGGTAGACAAGCAAACCCCGGCAGAGAAGGCGTTGCTTGCTAAGTACATGAAGGAAAAGAAAGCACGTCAGGAATTGGAGAGAACCGCTAACCTCGAAAAAGAAGAACGGGAACGGGAAAAAGCCCGGTTAGAATTGATTGATGATTATGTCAAACAAGGCTACCCGCAACCTACGGCAGAGTTCCACGCTAACAAGGTGATTGAACAGGACAGGGAGATAAAAGAGACACAAGCCAAGTTACAAGATAAGTTGGTCAATATGGAAATCAAAGACTTGGCTAGAAGTGACCCATTTTATGCTGATGCTGAAAGTTTCAAAGACGAAATCAAGGGATTGATGAAAACTAAGGAACTTGACGCAGAACAAGCCTATATGATGATTCGAGGTAAGGCGAGGACAAAAGAAATGCAGATTGAGCAACAACAAACTGCTCAAGCAAAGAGAACTAAGGCGGTAAGCCGGAAGGTCGTAAACGCGACTGCTCCAGCGGCGAAGAACCCATACCCTTTGGATGCTGACGACAAGAAGGCATTAAAAGGATTGCAGGATATGTTCCCCGAGGAGAAATGGAATGCCGCCAAGTATTGGAAGTATCACAAAACGTAAAAAGGAGTTGATATTATGGGATTCAGATTCAAATACGATGCTATCACGCCGGGTTATGTACGTGCGCTACCTAGTTCATCCACCGCCAGAGGTATGATAGGCTCTAGCGACATTGACACTCTGGTAGGCGCGAGCACTATAGCCGGGAACCAATTCGGTTTATGGCTTGCCACCACTTATAATGTGGCAAAAGCTAACGGTATCGCAGGGATTCTTACCGCTGTACCGACTGCTACCACGGCAGATTCAACCACACCATTCTATTTTAAGCCGATTACCCAGTATGACTTAATTGAAGCAGAGTATACCACTAGTCCGATTAAGACTGCCGCATCATTCCTGTTAGTGTCCAGCAATATTGGCTACTACTTCGGCGTGTCTAACACTACTACTATCGCCGGTGGGTTGAATATCGACCCGTCAGTGGCCGGGACAGCGGCAGGGACCACCGATTGCCTGTTCTTTAAGTTGGAAGATTTTAGTACTACGCAGAAGAAAGTATGGGGCCGTATCAATAGTTCCCATCTATTCTTCAGTTAATTAGGAAAGGAGTGAGAAGTATATATGATGAAATTTAATATTAACCTCCAGTTATTTGCGAGAACGGCATCGGCTGATATCAGTCGGATGATTACGGTAAAACAGAAAGAAGTATTCTTAAAGAACTTTGATCCGTTTCCGATTGAGTACCCTGAGTTCACGACCGAGAAAAAAGCCACCAAAAAGACTGAAACGTTCGACAGCATGGGCAACTTATCCGCTGCCGAAGTGAAGCCCGAAGGTGGGTCAATCAGCTACGGCAAGGTTGAGCAAGCTTACCAAACCGAAATAACAGTACAGACTTACGCTAAAGGCTTCCAGCATACGATGGAAGCCATTAAATTTGACTTAAACGGGGTAATGGAAGCCGCTAAAGCCAAAGAACTTGCCAGAGTAGCAAGAGAGTGTGAGGAAGCTAGAGCAATTTACTGGGTTGATAATGCTGTTGCTGTCAACCTGGCCGATGGTGTTCCCCTCGGTTCTGACTCCCGCCCATTGTTCAATAGCGGCGGGACGAACGATACCCTGACTACAGGCGCATTAGCCCCGACCACCATCAATACTGCGGTAGGTATGTTCAGTCAGTTTAAGAATCACCAAGGCGGCCCCATGAAGTGTCGGGTAACCGATGGTCTTACCAATGCAATCAATATGCTAACCGTCGAAGAAATCATGAAGTCTGCTCTAAGGGCTTACGAACTGTCCAACACTTCCAACCAACTGCCGAAGATTGCTTGGCACTATTCCAGCTACATGTCTTCGACTACTGCCTGGATGTTATGGGATAAATCATTTGAACACATTCTCATGCTGTGGTTTGAGAAAACCCAGTTCGGACAAGACGAAGATAAGAGAGATACCCTTGACTTGTACTACAATTATTATGCCATTTACGAGTCGGGCTGTCTCCCGAACGTAGGTTTAGTATACAGTGCAGGTACATAAAAGGCGGCTTAACAGTCGCCTTCCCCCATTTCTCTTGAAAGGAGTGATTTTATGCCTACCTTTGTAGACCCTATTTATTTCAAACATGGAAGCACAGACCACCTTTTCGGCACTACCGAAGGGTTAATCGGTGGTTACGGCACGCCGCCCTCTACTAGTGCTTATACGATTACAGGGACTACCGCTGCTCAGAGTTTGTATAACAAGACATTGTATGGCGCTTTCGTCCCGGTCGAGAACGTGGCCTACAGCACTTTGCTGACATCTACCATGTGTAACTACGGCGTATCGATTATGACCCATTCCACCGTTTCAAGTGGGCCGATGGTTGTAACTATGGCCGCGCCTGCAGTTGGATGTGAAAAAACAATTGTTTTAGCCGCATCTACCGCAGCGTCATCCAACTATTGGAAGGTAATATTGGGTGCATCTACAGCAGTTACCCTAATAGACTCGGCGGGGCTTTCTACGTCCAGAGCCTTACTATTCGACTCGTCAACTATATTGGGCATACAGGCAGTTGCATTGAGAGGCGTAAGCACCAAAACATGGCTCCTGATGCAAAATTATAGTACGGCGGTAACAGCAGCGGCAACTTAAACATTGATAGATTCCATTCCTCCAGAAAGGAGTGATTATATGCCAACTTTTGTAGACCCTATTAGATTTAAAAGCGGGAGCACCGATACCCTATTCGGTTCGACTGGCGGATTAGTGGGCGGTTACGGCACGCCGCCTTCTACTAGTGCGTACACCATCGCGGGGACAACTGCTACGCAGGCTTTGACCAATAAGACGCTTAACGCTGGTACCTCACCGTCTACTGCTACTCATACGTTAGTAGGAACTACTGCCGCACAAGCGTTGACCAATAAAACGATAAATAATATTACAATCACTGACCCCGGCAGCAGTGCAACCCTTACTATCTCATCGGGTGGTACATTAGAAGCCATTGGTGCATTCCAACACAAGTTCACGTCTACCGCTAATTCAGCCGTGACGATTCCACCTTCCACAGATGCTTTCTTGATGTGGACTACTGAATTGGATGGTAAGATAACCGCAAAGACTTCTCAGATTAATGTCCTTGGCGTGGCTGTATGGCCGTCTACTGCTGCCCATACATTGGTAGGAACTACTGCTACTCAATCATTATACAACAAAACCCTGTACGGTAATTTTTACCCGACTGAAGCGATAGCTTATAGTGATACTTTGGCTACCACTATGACCAACTATGGCATAGCCACCATGACCCATTCTACTATCTCTACCGGCCCGATGGTTGTAACAATGGCCAATCCTATAGCCGGGATAGAAAAAACTATTATCCTGGCCGCATCTACTGTCGCGTCATCGAACTACTGGAAAGTAGTCTTGGGCGCGACTACGGACGTTACCCTGTTAGACTCAACCGGAGGTTCTACAACTAGAGCCTTACTATTTGACTCGTCAACTATAACGGGTATACAGGTAGTTGCTTTACGGGGCGTAAGTTCTAATAACTGGCTGGAGATTGCTAAATACAGTACGGCGATAACGGGTGCAACAACTTAAAACGAGGAGGGCGTAAAAGCCCTCCTACTATTTTATATTGGAGGAGTATAACGTGGAAGAACGTAAAACATTTAGCGTGGAAGAACGTAAAACATTTAGTACAGAAGTGAGTATAGAAATCCCAGACGGAATTATTGTAGGAAATACCGAAAATACAGTACAGGATAATGTAGCGGCAGATAGAACATTTGAAATCCCGGCAGAAACGGTTGAGAAAAAGAAAAAACTAATTATAGTCGGTTTTGCTCCTAGTTGGAACGAAACCCCTTGGACGGAAGACGCTGAAATATGGTGTTTAAACGAATTCTATCAAGTTGGTAAAACAGTACCCGCTTTTAGGGCTGACCGTTGGTTTGAAATACATAGCAGACAATCACCAACCAAGAATAACCCCGCCCATGTAAACTTCTTAAAAAATTGTCCCTGTCCTTTGTATATGTGGGAACATTACGATGACATCCCGAATTCAATCGCCTTCCCTAAAGACGAGATTTTAAAATATTTTATTGACAAAGGGCATCAGGGCGCACGTTATTTCACAAACACAATCTCATGGTTAATTGCTTTCGGAATCTTATTAGGATTTGAAGAAATATCCATATTTGGTGTAGACATGGCCGCATCTGGAGAATATTCCCATCAAAAACCAAGCTGCGAATATTTTATCGGAATCGCCGAAGGCATGGGAATAAAGGTTCACGTACCTTCTTCAAGTGATTTATTGAAGACGGCACAATTATACGGATTTGAAACCGATAACGCCTTACGGATTAAACACAAAAATAGGATTAAAGAACTTAACGGTCGCAGGAAGCAAACTATACAACACATAGAAATCCTCGAAAAACAACTGGAACAAGCGAAATCCTCTGTTTATGCTATGGATGGTGCGATAGGGGAAAATAAGTTTTATTTAAACAATTGGAATAGCTAAACCCCAATATGGGTTTTTCTCATTTAATGGAGGTGATACTTTGGCAACTTTAGCAGAAATTATTGCAGATGTAGCATTGATGACACCGTATTCTACCGTTACCTATACCGATGCTACACTTATAGGTTGGATGAACCAATCTATAGCAGAAAACTGGCGTTGGATGGCTTCCACAGCTGAATATATGTTTACGCAGACTTCCGGTGTGTCTGATTATGCCATGTCTACCAGTATGACGTTCGACAGAATCAAGTATGTCGGCATATCAGATTCTACGGTAGATACGAGCACCTGCGAATTTACCGAATATACCTTGGCCGGGATTGATGATGCTTTAGACGGGAGCAAGTATTACAAGGCCAGGGGGAGTACGATAGGAGACATAGGGATTTATCCTGTGCCGACGACTTCCGGGTATTACATGAAGATTATCCACGAAGTTAAGCCTCCAGTTTACAGTACGAGTGACAGTACAACTTCACCGAACATTAACAACGAATACCATGACCTACTCAAATTTCATTGTTGCGAAAAACTTGCCATGTCAGGACTGAGCGGTAAAAATCCGAATCCTGACCTTTTTAATTTATACAACGGGTTAAAGCGTAATTATTTGTCTGACATTAAAATGAACTATTACCAGAGAAAACAAAAGAATCCTAAGACTAAGGTAAGCTATTCTGACGGATGGTTTGTGGGGTGATATGATGGCTAAATTAGCGAAACTACATTTAGATAAATTAGGTGATGGGATAAATGTAGGTATGCCGCCTTTTCAGATAGGGGAGAACGAGCATACCTACTCCCGTAACCTCGATTCATGGAAATACCCTGCTATGGCTACCCGTCCGCCCAGGAGTGCTTACGGGACTACCAACTCAACTAACGCGATAAGCCTGGGCCAGCGGAACAACCAATACCTGCACGTAGTAGACGGGAACACGTGGAAATACTGGAACCCTGCCACTACTGCATATGTGGATATAACGACGACATTGTCCAGCACAGAAGCAGAGATATTTGAATTCAATACCGGGACGAATAAATATTCTATCCTGATGAATTCAACTCAAAAACTGTACTGGGACGGCACTTCAACCTGCTTAGTCTTAGGAACTTCTGACACTCCCATGACCAAGATTGCTTGCGTCCACAAAGGCAGAATCTACGCTGCCAGGGATAATGACATCAAATATTGTGCATTACAGTTAATCAACGATTGGACAACCGCCAATGATGCCGGGACGATAGATGTCACCCGAGCAAAAGGTGTAATTACGGGCATGACTGAGTATCTAGATCATGTTATCGTATTCACCGAACATTCCATGCACGAATTATACGGGACAGGGCCAGGAAACTATGAGTTAATTGATGTTGAAGGAGCAGTCGGTTGTATCAGCCACCGGTCGTTGACAACTTGTAATGCTAAATTGTTCTGGATGTGGTATGACGGCATCTATATGTATAGCGGAGGTTCGGCGGTCAAGGTAAGTAAGCCGGTACAAAGCTATATAGATGCAATTAATTTCACCTACAAGGCCAAGATAGTAGGCGGCTCAATGGGCGAATTTCTTTATATGTCCATCCCGTCGAGCGGTATCATTTTGAAATATGATGCCAACTTAAATAAATGGTATGTCGAGACAGGGACGTTTTATGATTTCGTGACAATCGGTAATGTTCTATACGGGATAGATTCCGCAGGACAAGCCTGGAATGTGCGGGATTTATCAGCTACTAAAGGCAAGGACGGGGCAAGTTGGATTGCGACTAACTGGATTTCAAAGCCATTCAACATCTTACCATCGGAAGATTTAAACGTATCGGAGATTTACACTGTAGTTGATATGACAACCAACAGTACTACTTTAACCCTTGGATGGGATGACCAGCCTTATAATAATGACAGCACTTCTTTTACTACATTACATACTTTCACGCCTTCCAGTAATGTCCAATGCGTCCGGACCTTCGCTCCAAGTTCTCCGCCTTTGAATTGGTACAGGTTGAGGTTCGACGGTTCGGGACATATGGAGATTCACAATTTAGAGGTGAAAGGTGGTGTTGGTTAATGCCACTGGAAAGATATATAGCCATCCGCGACAATGACGGCAATGTAGATATTGAAAATACATTGGCAAGGATGTTTAGGCAGCTTAATTATCAATTCACCCATATAAACGATGATAACGCGACAAATGAAGTCAACATATTGTCTCCAAACATATCAGGAAATGGCTTAGATGGAGACTTTAACAGTACAGGGAATGTTACGCTTACATCTACAGAGGACGGCAGCCCTGTAGTCAAACAGTATACATCATTCACGCTAAACGCAGGGCATACATTAACAGTCAATAATAGGTGTAAAGGTTTAATCATCCTCTGTCAAGGTGACGTAACTATTTCTGGCACATTATCAATGAATGATAAAGCGGCAAGGGTTACGCGAGATACTGATACTTTACCCTGGGCACAGAGTTGTGCAAAACTGGGTTATTTTGATGTGCTAACAGGCTTGTTTATTGACTTTTTAATACCTGCTGGAGGTGCTGGCGGTGATGGCGGTACTGCGGGTAGCGGTAGTGGTACTCCTGGTTCTGGTG